CCTTGCTTTGAAAGACGTAGGAGCTCACAACTCAGAGGATTTGATGAAATTCATTGACCTAGGCAAGATTGAGCTAGGGGAAGATGGAAAACCTCAACTAGAGGACACAATCAACTCACTCAAAGAGTCAAGCCCTTACCTATTCCAAGCTGAGGACAAGCAGCCTAACCCTAATATCTCTGTGCACGGAAATCCACCAGCAGAAACTGGATACGATCATCTAAGCGCAGAGGACAAAGCCCTATTTGCAGGCTTTGATAGCGTATAAAACCAAAAATAAAGAAAAGAGGAATATTACACATGGTAGTAAATTACGCAGCTAAATTCGCTGAAAAAGTAGATGAGCGCTTTGCTAAAGAGGCCCTATCTACTGGTATTGTTAATCAAGATTTTGATTTTCTTGGAGTTGACACCGTCAAGGTCTACTCTATCCCTACATCAGGAATGAATGACTACAAGACAAATGGACAAAACCGTTACGGTGACGCTGAGGAACTTGGAAATACAGTTCAAACTATGACAATGAAGAAAGATCGCTCTTTCACATTCACGATTGACAAGAAATCTGAACAGGACACAAATGGTGTTATGGAGGCTGGAAAAGCCCTTGCACGTCAGTTGTCAGAAGTCGTTATCCCAGAAGTAGACACTTACCGTTTTGCAACAATCGTAGCTGGTGCAGCGCCTGAACATATTGCAACAGCAGCTGTGACTAAAGAGAATGCTTATGAGGCTGTCCTTGATGGTCAGGTTAAGCTCACTGACGCTCTTGTCCCAACAGCTGGCCGTGTCTTGCATGTGTCACCTAAGTTCTACAAACTCATCAAACTTGACCCAACATTTGTGAAAAATTCTGACCTTGGTCAAGAAATCACTATCAAAGGCCAAGTAGGTATGATTGACGGCTTGCCAGTAGTTTTGACACCTACATCACGCTTGCCACAAAAAGTAGAGTTTATTATCGCTCACCCTGTGGCTACTCCATCTCCTATTAAGTTGGAAGACTACAAGATCCACGACAACCCACCAGGAATTAACGGCAAACTCGTTGAGGGCCGTATCCGTTACGACGCTTTCGTTCTTGACAACAAGAAAAAAGCTATCTACGTTCACAAATCAGCATAAGGAGGCTAGCTAATGGCTAAGAAAAAAGAAGAAACCACAGAGGAAGTTGTGGAAAACCAAGAAGTGACAGAGGAAGTTGTCAAAAAATCTGTTACTTTGACAAAAGATGGGGTTTCTTTTACCCTGTCTGACTCGATCATGATTTCAGCCTTTGAAAATCAAGGATATGAAGTGGAGGAATAAAGTAAATGGCTAAATTTAAAGCGACATCAAACGTTGTCTTTATCGTTGATGACAAAGAGCAAAGCTATGACAAAGATGTAGAGTATGACATGGATGTCAAGACAGCTGAGGCGCTCAACGCCAAAGGTGAAATTACACACCCTGAGCTCAGCCCGTTCTTTGAACGTACTGACAAGGAAGAAAAAGCAGCAAAGGCGGATAAATAACACCGCCTTTTTTAATTGGAGGTGGTTACTATCGCTTATTTAACACAAGATGAATTTAATGATTTTGAATTTGATGAAGTTGAGGAATTTGAAAAACTACTACAGAGGGCAGAGATTGCTATCAACCTCTTTCTTAACAATTTCTACAGCTTTGTAGATTTTGAAAAAGAGATCGGGCACAGAAAGCAAGCTGTCAAGCTGGCTACGGCTTTCCAGGTAGCATATTTGGACGCTAGTGGGATCACTACGGCTGATGATAAGCAATCAGTCTCTACTGTGGTTCTAGGGCGTACTCATATCACCTACAAGAACTCCTCTAGCCAGTCTTTAGAGAGTGCTAGGTATAACTTATCACTTGACGCCTTGAATACTCTGAAATCGGTAGGATTTGGCTTTAGGGGGGTAGGTTATGACAGACATTGATAAACGGTTATTGATTGATACTGTAACAATTCAGAAAACCACAGGAGAAAAAGACGGATGGGGTAAAGAAGTATTTGAGAACCCAGTGACCCTTAGAACTGTTAGGTTTGACAGACAGTATCAAGTGCAAGGCACGAAGAACAACCGCAAAGAGTCCAAGCCTAGCACATTATTTGTGTACCCTAAATATTGCCCTATCATCTTAGACAAGACCTTTGAAAATGCCATTATCAACGACGGAGAACGTGAGTACAGAGTGACCTCTGTGGTTCCTGTCAGTTATCCACACAAACAAAAAGTATTTTGTTACGAAGTGGAGTGTATCTGATGGGAACAGGCGTATCTGTCAAGGTTGATTTAAAGGGCATTGAGAAAAAGGTATCCCCAACAGCGTTAGCAAAAGGGAAGTTAGCAATATCTAGCCAAATGATGACTGACATGAGGCCTTTTATTCCTCGTGATAGTGGTGAGCTTAGTGGAAGTGGGCAGGCGACGAGAAATGGAGTGAAATACCCTGGACCTTATGCCAGAGCTCAATTTTACGGCTCAAGCTATAACAAGGTTAGGACGTTTGTCTTTAAGAAGTACACGACTCCTGGAACAGGCAAGCGGTGGGACTTGAAAGCATCAGCGTTATATCTTGATGATTGGAAGAAGACAGGTCTAAGAGCAATGGGAGTAAAAACATGAATAACAACGATTTTTCAGAAGTCCTCAGAGATTTCATCAACACACTAAACCTCTCTCTGACTTGTAAGCTTGATTACTTATCAGAGGGGGAGGATTTAGTCCTTTACCCTTTGCCTGGTGGGAAGATTTTAAAAGAGTACATGAACGGCAAGCAGGACATCAGTCTTGTCTTTGAGGTGGCAATCAAAACGACTGATCACCAAAAAACAAGCTCTATTTTGTGGGCCATCAATCATGCTCTTGCTGATTTTAATCTGGATCTACCTAGCAAAAACAATTCATATCAATTCAGAGGCCTTGAAGTATCACAGCCATTCCTAAATGACCGTGATGAGCAAGGCTTTTATATTTACATGTTAGATGTAACGGCAAAATTAGAAACAAATGGAGGGAACTAAATGCCAAAAATGAAAAACGCCAAGCGCAAACACTTTCTTGCGCCATGGTTACCAACAGCACCAGCTACTGAGCCAAGTAATGACGCCTGGAAATGGCTTGCGGACGGAGTAACAACCGCTGAGGCCGAAAACGACGAGGAGACAGATGACATTGCATACTACAACGGTGATGGCACCAAAAAAACTGTAGTAACATCTGTCAAAAATGGATACAGCTTTGAGGGTGACTACATCAAAGAGGACGCAGCTCAGGCTATTGTCGCAGGTATGCGCTTTAAAACTGGAGATGACCGTAATGTCTGGCTTAAAGTAGTAGAGTCTGACGGTAAAACTCAATACGTCGGAGTCGCTACTGTCTCAGGTATCAAAATCGGAGGCGGAGAGGCCTCTGACTATGAGGGCTTTGAGGCAACTATCAGCTGGAATGCAGCACCTAAACAGTCTGCCGTAGTCGTTTGATGATTTGATCTAGGGGAGTGAACAGGCTCCCCTTTTTATTTTTGACTTAAAAATTAGTAGGAGAAAAAACAAATGGTAGTAATTAAAAAACGTGATAATGTCATCCCTGTTGACTTTGGAGAGTTCAAACTTGAATTTGTAGCCAATGACAAAAACATCAACAAAATGGAGTCAGTAGGAAAAATGCTCAAAAAAGAGGGCGAAAAACTAGCTAAGACAGAGGATAGTAAGGCCTTTGAAACGTTACAAGACTTAGTCAAAGACTCTTGGACAGAGCTGTTTGACAAAGAGGCGTTTGACAAGGTCTATGATTTCTCTAACGGTTCAACTGTCGATACTATGGCTTACTTGCTTGAGGCTATCACAGGGGTCATCTCAGAATGGGAGAAACGTAACAACACAGACGCTCTCAAAAAGTATCTAGGTGACTGACCATGCTGGACCTATCAAGGAAATTGACAGATGAGTTAGTCCTTGGTGATGATGTGTATCCAATGAATATCGCTTTTAACAAGGTCTTGAAAGTGGTGGAGCTGATCAATGATGATGACATTGACGAGCTTTACAAACCTTTTCTGGCCATTCAAATCTTGACTGGTGTAGATTTTACTCAGGCTTTAACTCCTGAACAAGCTACAGCAATCTTTAAGATGATTTTTGAGGAGCATATCAGAATTATTCCAGCTAAAGACACAGCACCAGTGCTAGACCTAGCAGGAAACCCAATCAAAAGCAAAATACGCTCCAGGAGCCAATCTGAGGGAGGAGATCGTCTCTTTAGCTTGAAGTACGACGCTGAGTATATTTACTCATCATTTCTCCAAGCTTATGGGATTGACCTCATAGACGCTCAGAACAGCCTACACTGGAAGAAGTTCAACGCTTTACTCAATGGCTTGCCTAGTGATACTAAATTTGCTGAGGTGCTGAAAATACGCTCTTACAAACCCCAAAAGGGGGACAGTAAGCAGTACAAGGAGAACATGAAGAAACTCAAAAAAGAGTATGCTCTACCTGATGAATTTGACTACTAATTTTAGAAAGGAGGTACACAATGGCAGATGGTTCAGTTACTATCAAGGTTGACATGGATGGATCCAATGCTCAGGCTGGAGTCAACAAACTCAAGTCACTTTTTGGAGGCCTTGAGAGTGCAGGGCAAAAAGTAGGCTCAGTATTCAAGTCAGTCCTAGGAGCTAATTTGATTGGCTCAGCCCTTACCGCAGGGATTGGGACTATAACAAGTGGTATCCGTGAAATGGCCTCTGAGCTCAACAGTTCACAGAAAGCCTGGAAAACTTTTGAGGGGAACCTCCAAGCCTTTGGACGATCAGCTGAGGAAATCAAGGCAGCTAAGACCGAAATGCAAGACTTTGCAACCAAGACCATCTACTCAGCCTCTGATATGGCTAGTACTTACTCACAGCTTGACGCTGTAGGAACTAAGAATGTTGGTAGTCTAGTTAAGGCATTTGGTGGACTTGCAGCCTCTGCTGAAAACCCAGCTCAAGCCATGAAATCACTGTCAACTCAGGCAACACAGATGGCAAGCAAGCCTAAAATCGCCTGGATGGACTTTAAAATCATGATGGAGCAAGCTCCTGCTGGTATGGCAGCCGTCGCAAAAGAGATGGGAATGTCTACGGCTGATCTTGTAAAAGCTGTGCAAGATGGGAAAGTTAAGACTGAGGATTTCTTTGACGCTATGAACAAAGCAGGTAACTCAGACGCTTTCCAAAAAATGGCCACAGAATTTAAAACGGTTGACCAGGCCATAGATGGAGCAAAGGAAAGTCTCTCTAATAAACTCATGCCAGCCTTTGAGAAACTTAACAAGTTTGGAATTAAGGCGGTCAATGCAGTTTCAGACGCTTTAGAAAAAATCAATTTTGATAGTTTGGCAGACAAATTAGGAGGATTTTTAGAAAGTATCAACATTGATGGCATTATTTCAAATGTCAACACATCAATCTCTAATTTTGTTGGTAAAATTAAAACTTTCTGGCAAGCATTCTCAAACACTGGGGCAGTTAGTGCTTTTATTAGCGCCATTAAGAGTGTTGCTGGGGCTCTAAAAAATGTCTGGGATAGTTTAACTACATCAGAGGTCTTGTCAACTCTAGGAAGTGTATTAGGCAATATTGTCAAATGGCTTTCACAGGCTGCTACAGTAGCTGGTAACTTTATCAGCTCATTGCCTACTGGGGTCATTCAAGCAATCACTGTAGGTTTACTTGGTTTAGTTGCAGGTTTTAAAACCTTTAATTTCTTAAAATCTTTCAATCCATTTAGCTTATTTAAGAAAAATGCGATGACTGGAGTCAGTGGGGTTACCTCAGCTGTCAGATCAACTAGTGCAAGCGTGGTCTCAATTATCCGCAGTCTTGGACAAAGTGTAGCCATTATAGCTAAAGGAATTGGCGAGGGCGTAGGAGCTACTTTTCGTGGAATTGCTAAAGGTTTGTCAATGGTAAATCCTTTAACTATCGCAGCATTAGCTGTACCTATTTTGGCTCTTGGAGCAGCATTAGCTTTGATGGGAACTCAAGGCCAAGGTCTAGCGACTATTTTGCAAGCTATCGGTGATGTGGTGGTCAGTGTAGGTACAGCCATAGGTACTATCCTAAACATGGCTCTACAAAGTTTAGCTCAAGCCCTTGTAATTATAGCCCCTGTACTTCCTACAATCGCCTCAGCTTTTGCTCAACTATCGCCTTTGATTACTGCTGCAGGCGTTGCAATTAGCATGATAATTAGTTCTATGAGCGGGCTAGCTCCAGTGATTACAGCGTTAGGATCAGCTATAAGCGGAATCGTGACCGCTATTAGTTCAGGCGTTGCTGAAATCGCTACAGCCGTCACTCCTATTGTAGAAATAATTTCAAACGCTTTCGTCCAAGTTGTAACAGTTGTGTCTGGAGCGATTGTACAAATCGTTGAGGCTTTAGCCCCATTCATGCCAGCTGTTTCTGAAATGGTTCAGGCATTAGCTCCTGTACTACAGTCTTTAGTTGAAGCGTTTAATAATCTGATCAATCAAGTCAGCCCTATTATTGACAGCTTGACTAACTTGCTCAAAACATTTGGGGAACAAGTCAGCTCAATATTAGAGAGTGCTGGTAGTGTAGTTGAGTCTTTTGGCTCTACTATTCGTAATGTGCTTGACGGTGTAGCTGGTATCTTTGATAGTATCGGGAATGCTGCTAAAAATGCTGGTCAAGGCGTGAAGTTGATGGCTGAAGGCATTCAAATCCTCGTAGGTCTCAATTTAGCTGACCTTGCAGGGACTTTGACGGTTGTTTCAGCAGGTCTTACTGCTATTGCTAACTCTGGTATCGCTACGGCTGGTCCTGGATTGCAACAAGCAGGAACTGGATTGATGTTGATAGCTACATCTGCTCAACTTGCAAGTGTAGCTATGCAGTCACTACCTACGGTTTTGACATCTTTGAGCACTAGCCTTAGTACACTACCTGAGACAATGACAATGGCAAGTACAGCCATGAGCACCTTTGCTACATCAGTCATGAGCTCATTTGCGAGCCTTGGGGGCTCTGTGGCAAGCGTAACGGCTCTACAAGTAGGGTTGATGTCTCTAGCTAATGCAATGATGATGGCTCAAAGTGGGGCCTCTATGATGGCCTCTACATTGTCGATGATTAACTCATCAGCGACATCAGCCTCATCAGCTATGTCTCAACTCGCCTCAAGTATCAGCTCAGCAATGACTCAGGCTCTATCATCTGTGCAAGCAAGCATGCAACAGATGGTCTCTGTGGTCATGCAATCAGCAACTCAGATGACACAAGCTGGCCAACAGGCAGGGCGTGGGATTTCTAACGGAGTTACTAACGGTATTCGTTCAGGGATTGGATCGGCAACGGCTGCAATGTCAGCTATGTTAAGCTCAATCCGCTCTACAGCTATGTCAGGGGTAAGCTCTATGCGATACGCAGGGAGCATGATCGGCCAAGGTTTGGCGCAAGGTATGTACTCAGCACTTGGGGCTGTTACTGCAGCAGCTAATGCGCTTGTCGCCCAAGCTGAGAGAGCAGCGCAAGCTAAGGCTAAGATCCATAGTCCGTCACGACTATTTAGAGACAATGTAGGTAGATACATTGCTCAAGGTATTGCCGTAGGTATTGAACAGAATAGCTCTGATGTGGTTGATAGTCTGGCATACGTTCAGAAAGAGATGTCAGCGTTCAAATTTGGCGCTGAGGACTTGCTAGGTTTAGGGAAACATACTGTATCTAGTCAGTTTAGACTCAAATCACTCACAGAACGAGCAGAAACAAGCCAAATCGAGGTTATTCGTGACCAGGCTGACAAAGTCCTAACTAGAGCTCTTGAAGTGGCTGAGGAGGCTGTCAAGCGCCCTGTGAACATGGTACTAGATGACGGCACTCTGGTTGCTAAAATCGGAGACCCAATGACTAACTATCAAAACGATAAGTTAATGATTGATAACATGATGAGAGGTATTATCTAATGAATAATGACACAATCACAATCAATGGATTTGACCTCTCTGAGGTTATTGACATTATAGACATCATCCGTCCAGTAGGAAATGAGCGCCAAGTTGTCACAAATGACGCTCCACTTGTCGGAGTTAATCTCCAAGAAGTGCGAACAGGCGCCAAAACCATCAAAGTCAAGTTTGCTATGCAATATGGCAACGGCATGACACTTGAAACGGCTAAGCACAAACTAGCTGGCATTTTTAACACCTCAGAGGCTGTCAAAATAGTCATTTCAGACGAGCCTGACAAGTATTATATGGGACTTGTCGTTGGATCTGTGGATGTCGACAACGTGGCTAGATGGTTCCAGAAGGGCGAGTTTGAAATCTTGGTACCTGACGGAGTCGCTCATAGTTCGACTTATAGACGGTTTGACAATGGTCAAGAATTGCGTGACAAGGTTGTTTTTGACCTCGTCAATAATGGCAACGTCGAGGCCTTTCCAATTGTGACGGTCAAACACAATGCTGAGAATGGCTACATCGGTCTTGTAAATACCAGCGGAGCCTTTGAAGCTGGAGACCGTGAGGAAACCGACACAGGTATCGTCAAGCGCTCTGAGGTCTTGATTGACTTTAGAGGGGATAGGATCTCAGATGCTTTCAATAGAGCGGTCAAAAACAGAGCAATCACGAACGATAACGGGGAAACTGTGACAGGAGTGTCTGAATTGACTACTCTTTGGGATAAGAAACACATCAAACTGCGAGACCAAGCCACGCCTGGCAAGTACGGGAACTATGCGACAGGGCTTTCCTGGGACATTCCAACAGATAGCGCTGGAGGTGTAGGCTCACTCAATGATTATCTATTCTGTAAGCAGGTATTTCAGTCAAATGGTGCTGATCAGTACGGCTTTATCAAGATAACCGTATCAGACACTAGTGGTCAATTTTTGTATGGTGTCGAAACATTCAAACGCTCTAAAGGGCAAGAATGCGAGTTCAACGTTTTTGGTTCAGACGGCAAAGGGAAGTATAACTTTTTGAAATGTTTCACTTTTACTGGATCCGACGACAAAAACAAAAATCCATTTGTGCCAGCAAGAGGCCAGTTTGAACTTAGGCGAAACGCAGAGCGAGTCCAAATCTACTATAATGGCTCGTATTATAGCTTTGTCATTCCTGAAATCAAGGATAGAAAATCAGCTAAAATCCATGTGACCTTAGGAGCTTATCACGATAAACCTATGGTGTCGAATATGTACGTTGATGAGTTGATGTTTCGTAAGGACTTTGTGCCATTTATTGGAGATGTACCTAATCGGTACCCTATCGGCTCTAATCTCATTGTTAATAGTGAGACGGACTCAGTAACGCTTGACGGAATTGAGAGGACAGTAGACGTCGTTGACGGCTCGCACTGGTTGACTATCCCTCCAGGCAATAGCCGATTGGAAGTCTATTGCTCAAGTTGGATTAAGGCCAAGCCTACTATCAAAGTGGAGTTTGAAGAGAGGTATTTGTAATGTTATTAACAATTCACGACTCAAACTTGAGGAAAGTGGCATTCATCGACAATAACAAGCAAGGGACATTGAACTATTTCAATGATACCTGGACACGATACCTCGAGACAGGATCCAGCGTCTTTGACTTTACGGTCTTTAAAAAGGCCATTATCTCAGACATCGGGCAGAAAAGAGCCTACAATACTCTAAACGAGAAGGCTTTTGTGTCTTTTCACTACAAAGGCAAGACCTACTTACACACAATCCGAAAAGTCGAGGAAAATGAGAAAGTTATCAAGTGTTACAGTATCAACCTAAACCTTGAGCTTATCAATGAGTACTCTATCCCTTACAAGTCACCTAAGGCTATGAGTTTTAAAGAGTTTTGCGAGGAGATGGATTTGCTCAACTTTACTTTCTTAAAAATCGGTATTAATGAAGTATCAGACAAGAAGATTTCAGCTGAGTGGGAGGGCACAGACACCAAACTCAATAGACTACTTAGTCTAGCTAATAAATTTGGCGCAGAAATTGAATTTGATACACGTCTCAACGCTGACAGCTCCATCAAGTCATTTACAGTCAATGTCTATCATGAGCACGACGATAGTCACCAGGGAGTAGGTCAAATCAGCCCTACTGTTTTGAGGTATGGTAAGAACTTAAAAACCATTACTCGCACGATTGATAAGACCAGGATCTACAACACTGTAGTACCTACTGGTAAGGACGAACACGGCAATGTTATTGACATCAGCGGACTTGGTCCTTGGTCGGTCAATAACGAAAAAGGCGAGCGTGAGTTCTATCAGTCAGGAGCTGCACTATATGCGCCTCTTTCAATGCAGATGTATCCGAGTACTTTCACACATTCAACAGGTGACCGTGACCAGTGGACTCGTAAGGATATGACGGTAGAGAGTTCAAATCCTGAGGTCATCCG